AGATTTTCTATTCTCACGCAATGAAGCCCACATTGTCCCAGAACCACTATTTCTTTTAGCATAAAATGAAATTGTATAAGGCTCTCCTTTTTCTAGAAGATCCAAAGCGGTTGTTTTTTTTGTGGCCCAGCTTGGTGCTGTGCTAGAAAATAGCTGTGCTTGCTTCCAAGTGTTAGTGTTACCTGAAATGGTATAAACACCATTTTCTGCCGTGCCGGTTGAATCACTTGAGTCGCCATGAGTGAAAAACCACAAACCACGAGAGAAATCATAATCTTCTGCGTAGTTCCTTGAACCAACTTTTAGAGTTGTGAATTCTTCTTTGATGCCATTCACTGTCTGCTCAACATAAGAGCGATCTGCTTTGCCATTCGTGACATTGGTCAGGTCAGAGATGGCTTTTTCAGTCGTCTGCTCAAATCTAGATTGTGCGCCTTGAATGCCAGTGAATTGGCTCTGTGTCTGAGCTTTGAAATCGCTCATCAACTTCTGGATATCTGCATCACTAGTTTTCAACTGGTCAGCAGTAGACTTTAGCTCTTCCATTTTGACTTCAATGCCGTTGTATTGAGCTTTAAATTCTTCTACAATTTCATTTTTATTAGCTTGTTTTGCTGAATTGATCTTGTCAGTGACTTGCGCTGAGATTTCTTGCTTAACCACTTCAGCTTGTGCTTTGGCTTGCTCAATCCCGTCCGAGATTTTATGTTCCAGGTCTTTTGCTTGCTTGTCATACTCAGCATTTGCATTGTCTACAAGCTTTTGTACTTTTGCCTCGTATTCCGCATCATAAGACTTCATTTTCTTATCAACAGAATCATTGACCATGCCTGATATAGAGTCTGCCAAAGTTCTTGTTACTTCACCAAATCCGATGCTGACAAGTTTGATGCTCATTGGATTAAACTTGTATTTCGTGATCTTTTTTCGCAAATCCACATCGTAGTCCTCGTGGAAGATGCTCACGATATCAAACATGTGTGCTGGTTGATCTGCCTGGCCTACAACATCGATTTCAAGACTCTCTTCAATCATGTCACACAGAGTTTCACGGAAATAGCGCTTGCCATATTCCTCAAGCGTTTTTTGATCCACGACATCCTGATCTTGTACTTCCATATCCGCTTCGTAGATATGCTTGTATTTATTGATCAGTGGGCTGTCAATGGTCACGGTTAAGATCTGATCTTTCTTTCCTTCCTCGTGCGCTTCGATAACCTTTTTAAAATGGATCCGTGTTCTCAACTCTTTAGTGGATTTCGATTCTTGGAACGATTTCATGTTTTTCTTATAGGCAAACAATGATTCATTTTCGATTCCACCATGTTCCAGCAATCGAACACTGTACTTGTCACGGACAAGGTCTCCACCCCATTGCCCAACGATGGAATGCTTGTCTTTGGCCAAGGCTTCCATCGCTGAGACATCTTTAAGATTGAGGGTGTGTTTTGACATCACATCGGAGAAAAATGTGAATGGTGTTTCTCGTTTAAATCCGGCAACAAGCGCATTCATTACAGTTGCTCCATTCACTCGATCGACATTGATCTTGTTGATAGAATATCCATTGAGTAATGTTGCTACTTGATTAGCATACACAGTGACATATCCGTGTTGCTTCTCGACTTCAAAGATAGTAAAGTACTGTTCGCCATGCAAATCGTCAGCAACTAATTCTGTTTCCGGAGTTAACAATGCCCATTTTGAATCTGATGTAGGGAATTTAAAGGTAAGTTGATATGTGCTGTTAGCTTCTTGAACAATTTCGGAGCTAAAAGCTTCATTAAGAGGAAAGTTTCCCTCTTGCAGATAGATCATACTTTATACCTCCAATTCCCTTTTATTGTGACTTTTGAGACGGTACCTGAAACTGCAATACCAGACGTACCTGGAGCGATTTCAAAGAAGCCACCTCTTTTTCTCAAGGTGTTTTTCAGATTTCCGTTTTTGTCATAGACATTTTGTTTTTTGTGACGACAGTCAATTGTTGCTTTCGTATCAATCGTAAGTTGCATGGTTTGCTTACCAATCGTAAGCGTCACATCACCATTTCCCTCAACTGTGATGACCGGTTCAGAATAGACTGTGCCAGGGTTCGTCACAGTCCCGTCGCTTGTCAACACGACTTCCGTATTGTTTTTCTGATAGCGGAAAGGATGCATCTTGAGCTTGATTTCCAGTGTCCAAGCATGGATGCCGTTCTGTCTGAAACTTGAGCCAGCATAGTCAGCGTAAAAAATAGAGCCTGGTCGATGCCCAAACTCTACTACATTATTCTGCTGATTGAATTGATTGAGGACTTTCTGGACCTCTTCTTCTTTTACTACATAGAGGCTGACAGTCTTATCGTAGCCATCATAAGCACCATCATATATTGGATAATCACCGTTGGCCCCATAAATCGTATTATTGTCAAAACGTGGCTGAGCCATTTGCTCCTCACCGTAATCGGTGACATAGCAGTTTGGGATTGTTCCAGTGTCAAACCCATTAATAATCATGTTAAACATTAGATTCCCTCCCTTGCCATGATTTTAGAATAGCGTTGGTAGCTATTTTGCGCCAAAACATTGCCATCTAGATAGGTTTCTGATGGTTTCTCAAGGATAGCAGTCAATAACTTTTCTAAACTTGACCTCAGAAACGCAATCTCAGCAACGACATTTTGACCATCGTACTCATTGCCACCTTTATTATCGATTAGCACGATTTCCCGATTGGCTTTTTCCATCTCTTTCAGAAATTTCGCATCCTCTGGAATACCGATACCGGACGCATACTTAGGAATTCCGAGTTTTTGCATCAAACGTCTGGTCTTATCCGCACGCAAGACCTTGGATCCACGAGGCAGTGGCATGATGACATCTCGACCTTCCGGGATGAAGCTCCGTCCATCTGGTAACGTGACCATCTCACGATAGACCGCATTGCGCTGGTCGTTGACCATAGCAAGTCCACCTGGGTGATAATCTGTACCATCTTTGTGCCCGAATAATCTTCCGACGGTATTCACCACACGATTGACTACTTCTGTAGCTGTGATGGTAGTATGCCAACTTGTAGGGATTGATTGAATAGCCCCGCTTGCAGAGTTCGCAGCATTAATTGCACTATTAGCATCACCAGTCATATACTTCGTAGGACTATAGAGGGCGTTCCATTCATTCTGCTTGTTGATAGCAGATTGTCCCGCATTTACTGCACTACTAGCATCCCCAACCTGTGGCTTAGTTGGCGATGGAGTTGCGTTCCATTCATTCTGCTTGTTAATGGCAGATTGCCCTGCGTTGACGGCATTGCTTGCGTCTGCAGTGATTGGCTTCGTAGGTACTTGATAGTTGTTGACTGCTCCATAAGCCTCAACGGCTTGATTCTTGCCGGCTACAGCACCACTTGCATCCGCATTGATGTTGGTGTTTGTCTCCTTCGGAATGTTCAGGATATCGTTCATTACCTGGGAGATAACTTTGCTGGAATTGTCTTTCGCATTGATTGGGATATTAGGATTCATCCCGACAAGCAAGTTAAGGGCTTGCTGGATTTTAGTAACCTCACCAGTTGCTAAATCTTTAGCAATAAGCTCTTTCTGCTCCGGACTCAACTGATTCCATTTCTGTAAGGTAGAGATAGCAAGGTTCCCAGAGTTGAGGAATGCCTCGTTCTTCATCAGCATTTCTTTGACTTCTACTGGTAGGGCGTTCCATTGAGCGAGTGCCTCCTTGTTTTCAAGGATAGCCTGCATACCTTTGTGACCGTCTAAAACGAGTTCTTTCTGTTCGAGAGTCAGTTCATTCCATTTACCGGTTTCGACCAAAGTCTCACCAATCAACATCTTAGCGTTGGTCTCAAGGATGGCATTCTTCAGGATGAATTCAATCGAATTCCAACCATTTTCTGCTTCCAAGACCTTGGAAATTTCTTCCTTGGCGTTCGTCTTGATTTCACCCTTTTTATCATCAAGTACGAGCGAATTCCAGACTGTGTTCGCCTCAGCGGTTTCCTTACTCATGTTAGCCATGGACTTCGCAACGATTCCGGATGATGTTGTGACAGTATCAGCAGCAGAACGCATATACTCTTCAAACTGCTTAACATCTAACCCAAGAGCTCCCATCCGTGATTTAACGCCTTGAAGGGCCTCTTTACTCCAACGACCATTGTAGTTGTCGAGGAAGCTCTTCTCCAACTCCATATACTTTTGTTGGTAGGCTTCTTTACGTGCCAGATGCTCTGCTTCAAGCTCATCTAACTTTTGATTGCGCTCTTGAATACCTTTTACGGAATCATCGTTTTTATATGCCTCTTTGATAGCTTGCTTACGCTTCTCGTAGACCTTCTCTTCTTCCTTGACCCAATCAGTGACCACCTTCAACGCATCTCTACGCTGCGTTTCATTCATGGATTTGACATCGCCATTCATGGCTTGCATGATAGCGTGTTTCTTATCCTTAGAAACATTCAGCAAGTCCAATTCCTGGCTAATCATTTCGTGTTGAATGTTGGAAACAATGGCTTTTTCTTCAATTGTCAGGTCTCTGTGTTGGTCCTTAGCATTTTGATAGATGCGACCGACCTCTTCGGTCATATTCCTGACATTTACTTTGGTTTGTTCAAGTTGCTCTTCTTGGTGCTTACGAACCTCTTCGCTCATGCCGACTTCTTTAGCGAGAGCTTGTAATTTCTCTTTCTTCTCATCGATCAGCTTGTCAATCTCACTATTGAGCTTTTCAAATGAGGCCTTGACATTATCGACATTTCCAGCAGTTGCCCCAAAATCAACGATAGCCTTGTTGGCTTCGTCCACTTTGGATTTAAAACCGCTCAGTTGTTCATCTTGGACCTTGCTGACGGATGTACCCCAGCGCTGTGTCCTATTCTCAGCCTCAGCCATCTGCTCAGCGATATAAGTTAAGCCGACTAGTGTCGCACCACCGAGCAGGACTCCCCAAGTGGCACCACTACCAAGCGAGGCTACTGCAGTAGATAATAAGCTTGTACTTGTGCTAGCTTCAGCAGTTGCAGTCCCTACTTGACCAATGCTTGCGGACAGGGCTTTAAATCCACCAGCCACAGAGCCAGCATCTTTAAATGTTTTGATAGCACCAGATACTTTGCCAATGCCACTAACAAGACTTCCGAAACCTTTAGTCAAGCCACCAATGATTCCGAGACCACCACCTAGCAATTTCAGAGCGGGCCCAGCGGCCGCTCCCATCAAGCCCCATTTGATGATATTCTGTTGTTGTTCAGATGACATCTTGCTAAACTTCTCAGCCATCTCAGACAGAGTTTTCAGCCAAGGTTTAGCAGCATCTAGTCCACTATTCAGGGCCTTCAGCAATGGGCCACCAAATTCGATAGCGATATCCGTAATCTTGTTTTTAAAGATTTTCAACTGTGATTCAGTGGTTTCGTACCGCTTACGAGCTTCTTCAGTCAGCGCACTGTTTTTCTTCCATGCACTGTTTGAGCGATTTACCGCATCTGTCATTGTGTCAGATGCTGATGCAAGAGATTTCAGCATATTTCCTTGTCGGATACCTTGCATTCCAAGTTCGTCAAGGATGCCGTCCATGTTCTTGCCTTCGTCAGTGGCTTTTTGCAACCCTTTGATAAAAGATTGCAAGGCTTGCGCTGGCTTCTCTTTCCATGCTTTGCTGAACTGCTCAGACGTCATTCCTGCAGTTTGGGCAATCAGTTGTAATTTTTCAGTGGCACCTTTTCCGACTCCAGACACCGCTTTTCCGATGCCTGTAAGAGTTTGTGTCATGGCAGTACCACCAGCCTCGGCTTCGATACCAACACTACTCATAGCAGTTGCAAGCCCAAGGATTTCAGGAGTGGTTAAGCCAGCAAGTTTTCCTCCAGCCGCCAAGCGGTTTGTCATTTCAACAATATCACGCTCAGTCGTCGCAAAGTGGTTACCCAAATCAACGACCGCAGATCCAAAGTGACTGGACCATTCACCCAGGTCATTTTTCGAGACCTTCATGATGTTCCCGATTTTGGCAATCGAGGAGGCGGCTTCTTCTGCACTCAAGTTGGTTGATACGCCGAGATTTACCATTGTTTTAGAAAACTCTTTGATTGCCCCAACTGGTACACCTAATTGTCCCGCTGCTTCTGCAACGTGTGCAATTTCAACCGCACTAGATGGCATTTCCTTAGCCATATTCCGAATGCTTGCAGAGAGCTTATCAAACTGTTGAGGTGTCCCATTAACCGTCTTTTTGACCCCGGCAAAGGCACTTTCGTAGTCGATTGCAGCCTTGAGCGCAAATCCAGCACTAGCGACAAGAGGGGCAGTGAGACCTTTTGTTAAAGTCCCGCCAAGGTCAGAAACCTTCTTACCAAAGTTCTGAATGTTTTCTCCGCCTTTTTTGATACTCTGCCCAAGAGCCTCCATCCGACCGGAGAAACTATTTTCTCGAGCAACAGCTTTCAAAGCTTGCTCGACTTTATACAATTGACCTTCCATTGCAGATAACTTCGCATTCTCACGCTCGATATCCGCAGCGGCTTTGTCATACTTAGCAGATCCAGGATCAAGTTTGTCAAACCCTTTCTTCATCTGATCAAGGACATTTTTCTGTGCCTCAATCGCCTGACCAAGTGATTTATACTTTGATTTCAGTAAATCTGCATTATTTCCATGAGATTTTAAAGTGCTGTCGAGTGCCTTGACGTTATTTTGGAAATACTTCACCGCATTCTTCGCACTTGTTAAGCTAGGATTGAACTTTGACACGTCCAGCCCTAGTTCGATATACATTTGTCCTAGTGGCGTTCCACCTGCCATTTTTCCTCCTTCGAAATAAAAAAGCCTTTAAAAAGGCTTTACTTTATATCCCGTCAAATATGTCTGCAATATCTAGCGGAGTTTCGTCTTCCGGATCGCTACTTGTATCGACGATACCGATTAAGTCATCCCAGCTAATATCCATAACCTCATTGATACTCATATTGTACGGACCATTAGAGACATTTTTGACAAATTTATAAAAATGCTTTAAAGCATCTTTGGGATCTATTGTTTCCCCTTTGGGTCCACATCACCTACCAGATGAGCGTAGATGTCCATAAATACTTCAATGATTTTCGCAAAGTCTGTATGCTCCAGCAATTGTTCAACTGTAACATTTTCAAAAAGCGAAGCGATAAAGTTTAACTGTTGATCCAATTTTTCAACTTCTGACTTTTCAGACGTGAGCGAGTCATTGAGTACAAGATAGTCACGATAGTCACGAGTAGTGATTTCTTTACTGGAGTATAGGACATCTTCGCCTTTCTCGTTCTTCATAGTGAATGTAATTTTAGCCATTTTGTTTTCCCTTCTAAATTAAAAAGCACCTTGCGGTGCCTTCTTTTATTTCGTCCAGTTATTTTTCCCGAATTCGACCTTTGTGACATCCTTAGACGCATTACTTTGCTTCATCGCAAAAATGATAGTCACATGACCTTCCTTGCCAGCCTGGAAGACGACGCTGGAATCCGAATTGATAGCTACAGTATTGTCATTTGAAACTACCGAGTCGAATCCAAGATATTCCCCATCTTCGTCACTCGCAAAGAATTTTCTAGGGTTTAATTCAACATTTGATGTATCCTTATTATTAATTGTCAGGGTGACGGTGACAGCTTTGTACTCATTTTTATCATGTTCCATAGCGAGTAACCCTGAAGTGTCTTTTTTCGGTTCCCCAACTGTCATTTCAGTCTGATCAAACAGGACCGGTTCCCCGAACTGATAGCGGTATTCTCCTTCGCTTAATGTAAAATCGATAGCCTCAGAAGCAAGCGTGTGATCTACTGCAAAGACATAAGTAAAAAATCTAGATTTGATATTCTCAATCCGTTCCTTGTCTTCTTTGAGACTCTCATATTTCTTTTCTAGCTTAGATTTCTCGCTCATCGCAGAGAATAACAGCCCTGACATCGTTACTAATCCGATACCAAATGCAATAGTTAATAAAATCAAAATCGAATGTTTATTCTTTTTCATCGCAAACCTCCACAATCTTATTTTACCAAAAATTGAAAAGGTTTACAATATTAAGATAATAAAACAAAGGGGCTAGATGCCCCCGTTTTATTTTATCCGCCTGCTACGATACCAAGTTTGGTTTTAAGTTTCTGAACCTTAGTATCATCTTTACCAAAGTACATTGCTCCATACTTGTCTTTGGAGTCTTCTGCAGTAGAAGCTCCAGCGGTAAAGGTTACGTTGGTAGTAGCAAGTTCATCTGCCTTGTCCTTGATCGTGTTCAAGTCGATGGCATCCATTGAGAGGTTCCCTTTGTAGAATCCGTAAAGGGCAAGCTCTCCGCTCGCTGTACTTGATTCAAGCAAGATAGAAACATCCGCTGATACAGTGTCAGCACCAAATTCGAGGATATCATCTGTATCAGTGTATCCAAGTGCTTTAGCGTACAATGCAACTGGGATGTCCAAGAGTCCTAACTCAACCTTCAAGTCACCAACACCACGATTGTTTACGTGGTAAGCGATGTTACTACCAAATGTCTTAGTAGGATCATTTGCCAAACCAGTGATTTTAGCAGTTTGTGTAGCACCTTCTCCCTTTTTACCTTGAATAGTAAAGACGTTAGTGCCTTCTGTCGGTGTTCCACCGTCTAGGATGCGAACAGTTAAACTCTTAAAGCCGACTGTTGCTGTACCTTGTTTTTCTTTTCCCATTATTTAAAATTCCTTTCTAATAGTCGTCATATAGAGAGCTTTTCCCTCTGTATGTCCGAGCATCTACATAACGTTTAATTTCCGGGATCCATGTATCTAGACCCCCGTCTGTTTGGTAGAAGCCTTCTGACTCCATGACTTTCTCAATAGCACCTTGCAATTCCTTGCATTTGATGCGGTCAGTAGACTCTACGTTGATTTGATAGAGAAAAGTCTTTGACAGACTTGTATTGCTTCCACGGTCGTTTTGAAGAGGAGGGCCGACCGGAATGATGACAATGCTCGGCTCCTTCTCAGAAAGCGTCTCAGGACGCTTAAACGACTTGATAGAAATCCCAGAAAATGCCTCATCGCTTTTTAAGGCGTTGTAAATTTCGGTCAATTTATCTTTAATCATCCAAGTCCCTCCGCTTTTAGTTTAGAAGCCAGTCTGTATTTAAACTTCTCTTTGTTTGCCTCTGAAAATCTTCGAATCACGCCAAAACCTCGAGGATGTGCCTTCTTCGCATAGCCGAATTCACTCAAGTGGACCAAGCGCCAGCGTGAACCAGGGCCAAATCCAAGTTTGACCATTGGGACACCTTCAAAGCTTCCAGTGACATTCCCAATAGTTACGCTTTCGATGGTTTCCCCTTTTCGTCTGTAAACCCCTAAGGCGCTTTTGAAATCGTCAATGGTCTCAGTCGCAGCACCTTTTAGTGCCTTGTTGGCTGAACGTCTCACCTTTTCGTCTCCAAGCTTTGCTTCTAGATTCCGGATCACTTCCTCGAATCCTACCAGTGTCGCACCACTACTCATCCCGACCACCTCCGATAATGACGATTAAGAAATCACGATTATCATAATCAGGACGAACGTCGATGATGTTCCAATGCTTCCCTTGTAAGCGTTGGTCCATCACCTCCACGAAATGCCGGACATCTGGCTGGTAGCTAGTCAGTGGATCCCGAATTTTCAAAGTCATTTTTGCAACCATCGATTTACCAGTGGAGATTTCAATATCCTTCATGCTAGGAGAGTAGGCTTTTGCAAAAGTGAAAAATGCCTTCTCAAAGCTAACATCTCGACCATCCAAACCGTCCTCCACCTTAGAAGTATAGAAGGTGACAGGCGTTCTTAGGTCCCCATTGGTCGCTTCCGGTTGCTTGTATTTAAAGTTAGGCTTCAATGCCCTGTGTTGCTACTTCTTCTGTTGTCGTTTTAGGAGCAGTCCCGACCACTGGATTGATGAAACCAGGTAGTTTTTCCATCAGTTCCTTTCGTCGAGCTTCATCCGTTTCAAATGTAGTTCCGACTTTGCGGAGCACATTTTCTTTTAAATCGAAAAATTCTTTTAAAACTTCGACCATGTTCCCTCCTACTGATAATTATTAAGAGACAGCTCCAAAATCTCACCCTGGAAATTCGCATAGAAAAACTCAACCTGGTCATTATAGAGATATCTCGAACGCTCAAGGATTAATTCTTCCACACGGCTATCGCTGGCATCAAATGAATACGTAAGGTCCAGAATCGCTCTTTCTGACGAAGTGAGCATGCGTGAGAGATTGGCATCCTCTGCTTTATGAAAGATTTTCATCCGCTCCTTGAATGCTCCTAGAAGCGGATGAAGTTGTTTAGTTTCTTCCATTCGGTGTCACCACCTATTATTTAATTTTCAATTCCCAAACAGCAGCAGTCTTCTCATCGTGAGCCTTACCGTGAGCAAATTGCTTAGCAGTGTAGAGGTTCAAATCTTCGAGAGCGTAAGTCTCAGTGAAGCGACCAAACTCGATTCCACCACCTACGAATGCATCATAGCGCCCTTTAACAAATGTAGTCACTTTACCAGCAGTCTGAGCAACTGACTCAACCAAGATCAAGTTGTACGGCATTGCAGTCACATACGCTCCTTGAGCGTTCAAGGAAGTGTATTGTTTCTTGACATCCCATGCATCTGCTGTGTTGACCACCATCACGACATTCCCTTCAACTGCCACTGGATTGCCGTCAGACTTAACAGAGTGATGTTTGTACACCGCAGTCAATTCTTTGACAACAGTTGCAGAGTCAGCAAATGTAAGTTTTGCAGTTTCAACAGCTTTTTCTGCATAAGTTGTTTTACCACCAGACGCAGTTCCAGTGAGGGTACGAGATAGACCAATAGGTTTGTCGTCTCCGTCACCGTTCAAGAAAGCAGCTTCCAAAGCAGCAGCAAACGCTTCTGTGATTTGAGCAGAAACGAATGATTGCAACCAAGCAGGTCCAAATTTTTCAGAGTCTTTAGGAATGACTACAAAGGCAGTCAATTTATTTTGAATACTTTCTTCTTCGTTGAAGGCTTGTTTCAATTGACCTTGAATTTCCCCATTGATCTTGCCCCAAACGGCTTGTCCTGTTTGAGTTGATTTGAGGAATTTAAGGCGGATGCCAGCGTTCCGCAATCCAAGGTGTTGCAAGAGCGGACGAGCTTTCACCATATCGTCAAAGATACGGTCGATAGTTTCTTGTGGGAAGAGTTTTTCTACTCCCACAGGGGCCGTTTTGTCGATGTCGTTGAAGAATTCACGAGCTTCAGCAGTCAATTTAGCATCGTAAGGATTCATAGCTGAAACTTCCTCATGAGCAGCATGACGAGCTTGTTCCATCATTTCATTTGTCATCGACTCGATCATTTCATTGTAGAGTTTCGCCTGTTCTTCTTGAGGAGCACCATTTGTTACAGCGTTCAAAAAGTTCTGACGAATTTCATTGAATTTGTTAGATAATTGCATTGGCATTAGTATTTTTCCTTTCTAAAATGCAAAAAGACCGAACCCTTTCGGTACAGTCTCGTTTGTGTTATTTTCTGGACTTTCTGGAATATTGAATTTTTTCTGTACAAATTCGCTATTTTCAAAAGTCTCTCTTGCGATTTGTCGAGCTTCTAACTTATTAGCTACCAGCTCAGCGATTTTATCAACATCAGGAGTCATCGCTGACTTCATCTTGTCGATAAAGTCATGTGGGATCATTGGAGTTTCGCTTGCAGCAAATGTTGGAGCAAGCTCTCCGCTAAACATGACACGGTCAGCAAATCCTTCCTTGACTGCTGATTCAGCATCGAACCAGGTCGTCTCATTCATCAGATCCAATAAATCATCTAATGCCTTACCAGTCTTGTCGACATAAGCATTTGCGATAGACTTATTAAAACCTTCAAGCACTCCAGCTTCGTGCAGTAGAGTGTTGTGGTCTCCGTCAACTCGTGACGACACGTTATGGATCATGATTTGCGCAGTAGGGCTAATTTCTACCACGTCACCAGCCATAGCGATGACGCTTGCTGCACTTGCAGCAATGCCCACGATCTTAACAACTACTTTCCCTGAGTAGGACCGCAAAGCGGTATAGATTTCACTACCAGCATACACATCACCACCGCCCGAATTTATATGGACTTCAATGTCCTCACCAGTTTCCGGAAGTACTACGTTTTTAGGAGCGGTACAGTCCCAACCGAACCAATCATACATCCAAACATCATCGTTCGATACAATGGTTCCCTTAATCGGAATCACTTTCATCTTCTTTCTCACCTCCCTTCTCTACATCCTCACCAAGTTGATAGTTCTTAGTGATCAGAGGCTTGTCGCCCCACGGTACAGCTTCAAGACCAAGTTCCTCACGGACCTCATTGATAAGCATGGATCCAGAAGAAATCAGCTTGTCAATACTTTGAGCAAGTGAGAATTTATCCCTTTGGCCTTCACCGACAATGACAAGACGATTGTTGCCCCTGTACTCGCTTTTGCTTAGCAAAGCGAAGTTCAAGCCATCGCTCATCTTTTTCACAAGCGATTGGTAGCAATAGCTATTAAACATCTTCTGGCTATTCTCAAGGTTTGCCATATCCCCATGCATCAGCGCAGTAGGTATTCCCAAGATATCGGCCACTTCATCATCAAACTGCCGACGAAGTTTCTTGAGCTCATCCACGGACAGATTAGAAGTTCCTGTGGTATTGGTCAGCTCAGAATATTCCATTCCTTCTTGAGCTGGTACAATCGCAACCGTTTTGGTTGTAAACGACTTAAAGAGTCCATCAGCATATTTCTGCATCTTCTCACGCTTCTTATCGTCGAAGCTTGCGTTCGTCCTTGTACTAAGGACTCCACGGATCTGATTGTTCCGTGCCAGCGCTTCGACTAGCCGAGTGTGTAGTTTCTCATAGTCGTTAAACAACTGAGTAAAATATTCTTGAAGACGATTGTTGTTGTACTGCAAGAAAATGACATCGTTCATCTTGAATGGTTTTTGGAAAGTATAATTCTGACAAGTCACAGACGTGAATGTATCATCATACACAGCATACTTCTGACGAATGTACGAATCAGCAATCAACAGCTGATCATCACTCGACAGAAAGATTAGGACTTCATTCTTTGTCAATAAGCGATAAATAGCCTTTTGCCAGAATTCAGAAGCTGACTCATTCTTGTTGGGTCTTACATTTAGCAGGTAATCCCAATCAGTAGCCTTCTTCTTCCCATTCTCGATGAATTTGAACTCAGACCTTGCAAAGATGCGGGCCACAAATTCAGCAGCCTTATCAATCGACAAGCTCTTTAGTTGCAGATTTCCAAAAATCCGCTCCAGCTCATCAAACTCAAAACTCGGTTCCGGAACTTCTCGCTTGAATAAATTTAGCCATCCCAAGGCACCTCCTCCTTTCTTAAATTTTCTGCCAACCACCCACCCGGGATTTCACCCTTATCGTTTAAAGAATGACTTCTTCGAGCGCTTCATATCTTGCCTAATAGCTTCGAACTCTTTATTCGTCTGCTCGATATTTTCACTACAAGCATCTTCATGGCGCTTCAAGGCTTGACTTAGAGTATTCAATTCGCCCTTCAATACAGCCACTTCTGATTTCAATTTCTCGACTTCATTCTGTAAGCCTTGTTTCTTCTTCATTCGTTTGTTCATTTTGTTTTCCTTTCTAAAAATCCCAATCTTCAATCACATCAAGGAATTCACCAACAGTGCTTTCCTTGATAATTTCTCTCTTGTAGAGAGCGGCAATAAAAGCATGGAAGCCATCGGTCTTGCGTCTCACAGGTTCCTTCTTCAAAAACCTCTTGTTTCCGTCCTTGTCTTCCTTCACGAAGGTGTTATCTGTGTACCACAGCATCGACCTATCATTTCCAAAGTTAAATCTCTCATTCGCAAATCCATCCTCGATGATTGGTGCCACCTTGGATTGGATAGCCCCTGGATTGCGAAGGAATTCAAACTCAAAGCCAGATTCTTCCAGTAACGGTTTCAGCAAGTCCATCCGAAAACCATCGGCACATACTAGCTCAATATTGTATAGCTTGCGCCACTCATTCAGTTTAGCGACCAGCAACCGTGGATCTATACTTGGTCCATCTACGACAGTAAAAATCCCTTGCTCTTGCCACTCACGGATTGGAGCCTTGATTTTAAACGCATCAAGGAACGTCTTCCGAGCAAAACTGTGCTGCCTCCAAATAAAGTCATCGCCGTCCTTAAATAGCAAGCCAACAGATGCAAAATCTCGGATGCTTGCGTAGTCAAATCCAGCCACACACGACCTCCCGGCAAGCTCGATATCACTATCTCTCAAAGTAGCAAGCAACTTATCACGAGTCGTCACATCTTTCTCGAGGTCCGCTTCTGGGAGATTCATCCGCTTGGTCATAAACTCTTGTCTGCCTGATGGCTCGAGTTCCAAGTCATCATAGTCAGCTTTCGTTCTGGCGAGCAGACGCTTAGCGTAAGGAGTTGTCTCATCCAGCATAGGATTTGCTTTTGGCCAGTTGCTCATATCGTCTACTTCTTCCGGATCATCCAACTTGCAAATAAACGGAAATAAGCGGAACTCCTCAAGTTCACCGTTCAAGATTTTCATCGACTTCTCAATCAGCTTGTCGTAGAACCCTTCACGGACATGCCCATTGGTACCATTGTAGAAGGTACGAGCATGGGCAATCTTACCAAGCCCTGACCGCTGAATTTTAACGGCAGAGTCGTTTTCGAACTGGTGAATTTCATCAAATTCTAGACAGCCATCACGAGCCGAGTCCATTGTCTTCGGATTATTTGTCCGATAAGAAAAGACCGAGTTGTTACCTCGACCTGTAATAGACATCTTTGTCAGATAGTAATGGTCTTCCAGTCCTCTTCGTTGGACAGTTTCATAAACCTCCTCGAAAGAGACCTTCCCCTGTTTCTCAGAGTTGGCCGTGATAGTTACGTCGTAATCTCTGACAGGATAGAGAGGGCTGATGAAGAATGCGGCCCGACTGGACATGAAACCATTCTTCCCTCCCCCACGGGACAGAGTCAGCAATATTTCATCAAATTGAGGTTCACCATCCTCTTTCCGAAAAAGAAAAATAAATGGTGTGATGAATTTTTGATACTTGGCCAGTGGGAAGAAATTCTTCTCCGTGAACTGGATATATTTCTCAATCAAAATATTGTCAAAATACAAATCATCCCTTGGATAGATTTTTTCTTTGATAATTTTGAATAAAAGTGAGCGTTCTTTATTGACTTTGATTTTTCCTGATTCCGCAAGTTCGATATAGTCATCAATCAGAGGATGTGAAATCACAATAGATCACTTCCGTCCGATGATGGTTTCTTCTCGACTGGCGAATTTTCAATCTCAAAGTCAAAAGATCGCTCGATTGCTAAAAGCTGATTGCTGGTAGTGTTGATTTCCTTAATCAGCGAGTTTGCTTTTTGGAATCGTTGCTGACCATTATGCACAGTGATGACCAGGCCGTCTTGGTGAAGTCTCTCTTTTAACTCATAAAGCAGTCGGACAAGGTAAATATATCGATGGACTTTCTCATACTGGACAGCGTCCTTTTTTCGTGTACTGAAATTTCCGATTTTAGAAAGTAACTGGTTTTCCAAATCTTTTATATTTTTTTCTGTGTATTCTTCCATTAGCCCCCACCCCCTTCATTTTTTTGATAAATATTTGGACAATCGACCCCTCCCACCGGTTCCCAGAGACCGATTTTTTTCGATTTTTTTCGACCGGGGGGTCTTTAAGTTTTTCAAAATTTTAAATTTTCATCCCCACCATTCGTCAGAACGAAAATTTTTATTTTGCAGTTTGGATGATTTGCGAAATTGGAAGCGATGATGTCGCTTGTTATGACACTCCTTGCACAGAGTACGAAGATTGTCTATATCTAAAGCAAACTCTGGATAATATTCCAGCTCTTTGATGTGATCGACTTCGAGGTTATCTGTAGTCACCTTCCCCTCATCTCGACACCAGACGCATTCAAAATGATCTCGACTCATTGCTTCGAGTCTTAATTGTCTCCATGATTTTGAAAGATAAAACTCTCTGCGACTTTCTCTTGTCGAAACATCTACTTTCAATTCTCAAATTCTCTGTAACATTTCATACTTTCAATTATCTATTTCTGAAATTCATTATATTATTTCTGAAAACTATGTTGTTTTTCTCTCTTGAATTAGACATATCTTATATTCTGTCTGATTCGCACCACCATTTAAGCTCTAGTAAAATAAATGGACTGCGGAGATTTGATGAAACAAATTAGCGTTTTCCTCGTTATGTCTAATTATTAACTATAAATCAAAATTAGACATTGCTTTGTCTCGTTGATCTTGTCTAATCCCGATATATCTAAGCGTAATCGCAGGAGATGAATGATTGAATAGATCCATGAGCATTGCCACATCCTTGGTCTTCTTGTAGTAGTGATAGCCGAATGTCTTTCTCATCGAGTGTGTCCCGATGTTTTCAATTCCACATTCGATTGCAGCTGTCTTCAATATCCAGTCAACTGTTCGTCTATCGAGTGGCTTGTTCTTCCCTATCCGACTTTGGAATAGATAATGATGCAGTGGTTTGTCTTTGATGTACTCTCTGATTTCTTTTTTCAAAGTCTTTGTCATCTTGAGTTGCTTGCGCTTCCCTGTCTTCTGCTCTTTGACTTTAATGTACCACCCTTGCACATCCTTGACTCTCACTTGTAATATATCTCCTACACGCAGACCAGAGTTTATTCCAAACAAAAAGAGCAGATAGTTCCTTTCATTCCACTCTCTCAGATATTCCTTCATGGCTTGGATATCATCCTTGTCCCTGATTGGGTCTACAATGTTCATTGACTCACCTCCTTTCAAGGCAAAATAAAAAGCCAGCTTGTGCTGACTTGGCTGATATTAGGAGTACAGGATTCGAACCTGTGACACGAAGATTAAAAATCAACTGCTCTACCAACTGAGCTAACTCCCAACCCGTTTCATAAGGAGACCTCTCTTCGGTTTTACCCGATAATACAATTTTAGCACCTTTATTTTGAAATTTTTCCACGATTTCAGTCGAATTTTTAACTTTTTTCCAAATTTATTTTAAATTTGCTGTTGGCCGACAATTCAAAGATCTTCTTTTCGAGTTTGTTGAAGAATGGTTCGATGACCTCTTTGTAGGTCAGCGACTTGCTACAATGCAAGTATTTGATTGATGCTCCCTCAACTGTCAGAGTTCCGTCGATGTAGATCGCTTTGATTGCAGTCCATTCGTTTTCTGGAGTTAAAACCTTGACTGAAGAAATGGCTTCTTTCATCAATTCGAGTCGATGCAATTCTGGATCTGACTCTTTCTTGATGATGTCTGATAATGCTTTCGGAGTAACTGTCTTGTTGCTCTTGATGCCTGTGTTAGGATCAGATGGTTTCCAAGGTACTTCAATTTCTTCAATTCGCTCCTTGATTTCCTTGTCAAATGGATATTGTTTCAGTGCCAGGATAAGATATCCATAGCGACTTCGTAGGTTCATTCAATCACCTCTCTTTTGAATATTTCTATCATCCCTGTCAGTGTCGCTCTGTATGCCAAGGCTTCATGCAGTGTTTCGAACTCTGTATCATTCGCTCTCGCTGGATGAGTCCCTTCCCACATGCAGTGGCCTTCATACTGTCTTACAACATATGTCATTTGATGTCCTCCTGTTTAACGAAGACACCATTGACCATTTCCCCTTTCCGGTCCTTAATTTCTTCGTAAGCAGCTTGAAGACATTCTTCAACCGTTAAATCGTAAGCCCCCCCAATATTTGCGATGCTGTCCGTGATAGCTGCTAAATCTTGTTCCGGCCAAAATCTTGGACGGTCTGCGAGTTGGCTAATGTGGCGCAGTGTGAATTTAAGACAACTATCAACATCTTTCAAGTGGCGTTCATTGAAAAGTCCGACAGAAGTTCTATTCAGTGCATCTTTGATTTTAATATTTTCTTGCTGGCAGAAGATAGTCATGACAACCATCATATCACCGATTGAGTCTTTGATTTGATCAACATTGTTTTTTAGATGGCCTTGGACTAATTCCCCAAATTCCTCAACCAGTTTCAAGATTTGCTTGCCACTATCTTGGTTATTCAACCCACGATCAATTGACCAAATCTCAATTCTTTTAATTAGTTCGTCCATGCTTTTCCTCTTTCATTTGTTCTTTCAGTTTTCTTTCACGATTTAATGTTACGGTCAATACATCGTTTTGTTGCTGAATCAGTCTTTTCATCGCTTCATTCTCCTTCTTTGTCTCATTGGCTTTGATGGAAGCAATCGAAACCCAAACGAAGCCCCCTAGCCAACCTCCAACGAAACTAAGGAAGACGATATTTTGTAGATCCATTATTTCACCTCTACTCTTTCTCTTGTGAATTTGTTTTCAAGGCCTCTAAATAGTTCATATTCTTCGTTGCTGTACGAATAAACAGCTGTCGTTGTCTCTTCCCACTGACTCTTAGTGTATGGATATCTTTTTGGTCGTTTCATTCTGTTACCTCCTCAAAATTTCTTTGGTTTATTCCTTTTGAAAATATGGTTCTTCTTTTCTTTTTGCTTTTGCTTATGAAAGTTATTGTCTTTTTCAAAAACAGATTGTTCATCTTTCATGATTTTATTCATGCTATATGAGGTTATTTCCTTAATCTCCTCTTTTTTAGGTTTTACTGTGATTTCTAGAAAGAAAGATTGATTTGGAATTTCAAGTGCGAAAGTTGTTGTACTGTTGTCAGGAGAATTTAAAATATTACCAATTTCAAGAATAAGCTCAGTAATACTGCTTTCAAGCGTCAATGCCATCACTCCACCTCCTCAAAATAAAACCGTCCGTTAAATGGTTTAATTTTAATAATTCCATAATCTATCCCAAGTCTAGCTATAAATGGTTTTGCAATCCGTTCATGCACTGTGAGGATTTGTTCTCTGAACTTCTCTAGCGAAAGAGTAGATTTGTAGAAATTGCATTGATAGCAGGAAGGCATATAATTTTCAAAACTATCTTCTCCGCCTCGATAGTGAGGATGTAAATGATCTACTCTCAAAGTTTTCAAGTCCAAAACCTTGCCACAATAAGCACAATGACCGTCGTACTTATCTAAAACTTTTTGTCTAGTAGTTTTAGATATGCTTTTCCGTTTCATTCTTCCACCTCCTCAATCTCAATCCCCTCACAATCGAACACCCAGCCAAAGCCGGCGTCTTCTAATTGTTTACGGGTGTGAGTTGTACGAAATTTTTTATCTAGTTTTATTGACGATAACACCCAAGCGCGTTGAAATTTAATGAAATTTAAATAATTAAAATCATTACTTTCCATCCCTTTAAATCTTACATAATACTGCTTTTCTTTCTCGACCTCGTAGCCGTCGAGCCATGCACGGGCAAATGTTTCTTGATTTTTCCAATCTGATAACCATGTATCAACTTCTTCTTTTGCATATTCAAAAGCGCCAGACAATGAAATTATATTATTTTCTTTGCACTCCTCAATCCAGTCCGCCACAAACTGTGGCACTTTGGTTTTTGGTTCTTCTAGTTGTTTCAGCTTTTCTATCACACTTTTTGTTTCTACTGTTTCAGCAAAATTGCTAATTCGTTTATAGGTTGCAATCAACTCTTGTTTATTCATAATTTACCTCACTTTTTCGTGTTGCAAACACACGATGGTTTCATATAGTTTTCTCGCATCGCTTTTAATATTGCCCAAACTTTGGTAAGTCAGTTCATCTGCATTACGTATCAAGTTAATTAAAATATTATTTAATTCCAGTATGTACTGCTTGTGTAGTGGCAAGACTTGCTCACTCACGTTATCGATTCCTAACAAATATGTTAAAGATACTCCTAAGATACTGCATAACATTTCCGCACTATCAAGTTTTATTTGATGAATCCCTCTCTCCCATCTTGAGATAGTCAATTTTTCAACACCTAATTTTTTCGC